TTACCATCGTCTTTTGATTGGTTAAATTTTTTATTCAATTTTCTTTTAATTTGTAAACCAATTTGACGATTTTTATCAAAATAAGTATCCATACCTTCTTTATTACCGGCACCACCTAAAGTACCACCAACACCCATATCTACTGTGTGATGGTCTATTGCTTCTTTTTTAATCTTCTTTCTAAACTTATCAAAAGGTTTCTTTTCTGCTAATGGATTTGGTTCTAATTTAGCACCAAGCATTGCTGTACCATTTTGACTTGCATTACTATATTCTACTGTTTCGCTATATGTTTGGTTGCCAAGTCCGGCACCTGCTGCGGCACCTTGACCACCTGCTCTTGTATCATATGTTTGACCTACCCCATCAGGTCTACCAACACGTCCTGCACTTAAACTTTTGTCACCCTTTTTTTGTTTTTTGAGTTTGTCTTTGTCGTAGTTGAAGTTTGGCTCTTTGGCTGGCGGGTTAAATTTGAGCGTTGGTTTGCTTTCTTCTGTACTGTAGGCTCCGTGCCATGCTCCACCGGAGTGTCCTTTACCGTTGGGGTCTTTTCTTGGACCGGTGTCGCCTTTGATTTGGTCTCTACCACTAACGAGACTTCCGGAGTTGTCTGGTTTGATATCAGCTGGTCCTTTGGCTCGGAAACTTGGATTGTATTTACCGATGGTTTTAAGCTGAATATTTTTAGCATTAGGTCTCTTAACATTATCTTCCTTAAATAAGAAATTGAACTTTTTATTAATATCTGTATTACAATTCAACCAATTTTCTACGGTTTCATTGATAGTAATAGAATCAAGAAAAACCTTAGTGGTTAGGTATATATTAGTAATATCTTCTTCCTTGGTATCTAGGTTTCCTGTATTGTCAAAGTTAATAAAATTTTCAAATAATTGGAAAAAATGTTTAGTATTTTGTTGTGATTTCAACCATTTATCTTGTCTAATAGATTCAACCATCATTCTGGATAATAAAGAATTTCTTTCTTGACTAGTTTCATTATTAGTATTAACAAAAATCATCATAGTAGAGTATCCAAGCTCTTCCAATTCTTCTTTGATTTGGCTAATTTTTTGTATATCATCAGCTGGTCCATTGATAATTAGTGGACCTCTAGTACGAATAGATTCATACTTAGGATTCATAGACCTCATTGCAAGCTTATGTTTATCATTAAGAATATCTAAAATTTGTGTAAAATTAAATTCTGTTGCTCTTTCAGAAGCAATAGCTTCACGAATAACAATATCTTTACCAGAACCTGGACCGCCGGTCACAAAGATTGCTTTAAATTGACCACGGTCCACAGATTCATTTAAACCCATACCTTTACGAACATCATGCATTAACTCTTTTGCATGTTCGTCTGAAACATGGTGTGGAACACCTTGGCGGAAAGATGAGAAATCTTTGTTTTTAGCATGCTCTCTCATTTTAGTACCAGACATGCCTTCAGCACCTTCAGCATCAGGATCACGATGACCAGCAGAAACCACAGATATTTTTTTATAATTAAATAATGCACCTTTATGTGTACCATTATATTTGTGTAAAATATCATGAACTTCTTTGACACGGTCAGAACCAGCAACATATATTAAGTGGTCATGGCCCATTTTATGTAAAGCTTCGGCATGAGTTAGGAAGTTAGGACTTTGTTTTGATGATGACCTAATATTTGCTTTAGGTTCATATCTCTTTAAGTGTTTAACTTTTTGTGCATCACTTAATGGGTTCTTTTTACTATCTTGTGTATGTGAAACAATAATATGATGTGGAGCGTTAAGTCTTTTTGCTGTATCCATAACTTTATGGATTAACTTTAAATGTCCGGTTGTTGGAGGATTCATACGACCAAAAGCCATTACCACAGGTTTGTGGGTTTTTTCTGTTTCTTCAAGTAATTCTAAAAAGCTTTTCATATTTTATGGTTGACCTAAGATTGCTACGTTTGTTAACGGACCGTTTCCGTGTTTGACTTGAATACTAAATGCTTTTCTTTTGTTACCTTCTTTATCTTCGGTGTGAACAGTCATACCCGCATCTCCAGATTTTTCTATGTGAATCTTCTTGGCATTTTTTAAATGATGGTACATATCATTATCTGATGGATCGGTAGTATGTGCTGAAGCCTTTTTCTTTGATTCGCCACCGCCAGTACCATGAGTTTTTACATAAGGCAACGCATGTTCTGAGTTACCTTTAATATAAGTTTTCATTAAATGATTTTTTAATTCGTCATGACTCATCATACTATAACCTTCATGAACCTTATCACGAATTTGTTTATTTAATTTTCTAGCGTGTTCTAAACCTTTGTGGTATAAAGCAGTATTACGATATAATTCACTCTTTTGACCAGATTCATCTTTTTTCTCACCAGCGATTTCTTTAGCACCAGCCGCTCTAGTCTTACTCATCATCTTATTAGTTTTCATAAACTTTTCTTGTTCTCTTTTAACATGTCCAGCTAAATCATGACCAATTAATTTACCAATTTCACCTACACCACCATTGTGAAATCCAATCTCTTTAGAGCGAGCCGATTTTAATGAAAGTCCTAAATGACCGTGTTTTGCTGTTGCTGGTTTCTTTTTAAATTTAACAACAACATCTGATGGGTTTTCTTGTTGTGTAGCTTTGATACCTGTTTTTGCCTCAATTTCACCAGGTTTAGCAGTATGATGAACAGCTTCAATACCCTCATATCCTCCTTGTTTAGCGTGTTCTAAAAAAGACTTTGCTTGTTCTGGTGCTCTATCTTCTTGTGCTTTAACTTCTTGTGAACCGTGTTTTTTATCAAAATCGGATAAAATCTTTTTGTGATGGTCTGCAAAAGCTTTATGTTCTTTATTGATCCATCTTTTACCATTTAAATGGTAAGCAACCATGGCTTCATTATAACTACCACGGTTGATATTAATTTCTTTACTATCTCTTGCTCTAGCTTGTTCTGCTGCAGTTTTTGGAGCTTTTAATTCTATAATATACTCCTCATGTAATTTGCCAGCATAAATTAAATCATGTTCATGTTTAAGAATATTAATTACCTCATCATCTGTTTTACCAACAAAAGTATGTGTAACTTCACCTTCATCATTTTTTACGTGATGGTATTCTCCATCTTTATGAACCTTATACATACCACGAACTGGATGAAAAAGAGTGTGTGTGCCTTCGCCTTCAGATTCTTTAAAAAATTGTTTAAATGATTTCATTTTCTTACCTTCAATAAATTTGATTTGGCAAATTCAGCACGATTAACTAATTTAGTTGGTTCGCCTGCATGATTAACAACAAAACCTTCTGGACCAGTTCTTTTATTATCTATATGATGTTCCAAACCACCTTCGTGTTGTTCTAAATTAGAAACTAATATGTTTTTAGCTTGTTGTAAATGGTGATGCATTTTTAATAGATTATCATAGTGTTTTTTATTTTTTTCAATATGGTCTGTATGAGATTTTAATTCTTGTTGTTTACGACCTTGTGCCGCTGGAGTTTTTAATTTCTCCATAGCCTTTTTATATTTTTCAGTTATATGTTTCTTTAAACCTTCAGCAGAAGGTGTTTCATCTGTTCTAACTGTATGATTTATATAGGTTGCTAGATGACCAGATTCACCTTGATGTGGTTCTGTGGCCTTATACATCTCTTTGCCGTTTGCTTTATGAATTTTTTCGGCAGCATCCATATGTTTATGAAATTCTGCTTGGTCTTCCTCAGAATAATGTATGTTTTTGGTATCGTGAGTTGGAGATTTCTGCCAGACATCAGGATGTGATTTAAAATTATGTAAATCAGGATGAGAATCCGCTTTCATATCATCAATCGTTTTACCGTGATATTGAGTGTGAGTAACAATGCCTAACTTGGATTTTTTTACTTTATCAGCATCCTCACCCTTAGCGGTATAAGTAATTGTATTTGGAGTAAAAGAAACTTTACCATCTTTATGGTGTTTTAAATCAGTACCGGAGTGCATGATATCACCTTGGTATACACCAGTTTTAGGAGTTACTTTAGGCAAATGATTTAATGCTGCATGTAATTTTTCTACGAGTCCTGGTGCATGACCGTGATTTTTAATAATATCCGCATGAGTATAGTTAATCTTTGGATTTACATTGAAAGCAGATTTTGAAGCTACAAAGAATTTACCATTTTCTGGATGATGACCAAAAACTACTGCGGGAGAACCGTCATATTTCATTGTCAAAGCAGAACTATCTCCACCAGACTTCATGTGTTCATGTGCTTGTGTTAAAGCACCCTTGGCGTGTTCAAAACCTTTTTTGCCGTGGAATAGTGGACGATCCTCAGCATGATGAATATGCTTTAGTTTTGAACCTTCTTCGGTTTCTTCTTTTAAAAAAGTTTTAAACGATAACATTGATTTCCTTACAGACTTGCAACACACTTCGGTTGCCGTACACCTTATTTATACAACTTTTAAAATTTAATAATATAACTGTATAAATGTTGGCTTCGATACATAGTGCCA